CGCAACGCCGTCAAAACTGTAGGCCCGCTTGTGTCCTGAGTCAACCGGGCAAGACGACGCAAAGACGTCTCAACCTCCAACGCCGTATCGCCAAAAACCGTTACAGGCATATCGACATTACGCACAGCCCGGCGAGTATAACGCCACACCCCACCGTACCGGGCAGACTCGTCAATACGCACCGACGTCGGCGGGATACCAAAACCTATAAGCGACGGGTTAAGCACGTAAGTAATGTTATCAAAAGTGATAACGTCACCGTTCGCACCCGTCAAACTAAAACCACTCACGCCAACACTCTCGCTCTCGTCATAGCCAACCGTAGCTCTTGCTCAGCGTCAAAACTCTTATTAGGTGCCGCGTAATAGTTCACCGTGCCGTTAGAGCCACGATCGTCTAAACCAACCATTCGCTCGAACCGGTCGAGCGGTATAACAACCTCGGGCCCAGCTTCACCAATAAGAGCCGTCGTGGGGCTGTTTACAAAACCGCCCTCGGCCAACCGGGGTAAGTTTAAAGTGCTAATTTCGCGTATATTAACCCCGAAACTTTTACCGCCAATACCGGGCACCCACGAGGGCAAACTAAAGCTAATACGGTTTAAGGCTTGTATAAGAAAGTTTATGCCTCTAATAGCGCCATTAACAAAGCCCTCAAAAAGGCCAATCCAACCGTTTATATAAGACTTAAAGGCGTCACCGATAAACGTCATAACCGAGGTAAAAACCGTTTTTATGCCAGTCCAAACCTCTACAACGGCGTCAATAAAAGACTGAAACACTATACCCATAGTGCGGGTAACCGCTTCCCAGGCGACGCCAAGAGCTGCCCAAACGGTTTGGAAAAATTGTGTCTTAGTCGCTAAGTAAACAATTCCAGCGGCCAGGGCCGCAATGGCGACGATAATTATGCCAATCGGGTTAGCCGCAAGCACAAAGTTAAGCACAGTCTGTACAGCCGCATACGCCGCCGTAGCGATCCTTTGCGCGTTAAACGCAATAGTCAAAACTCCAATAATGCCCGCAAAGGTCGCAATCGTCGGTATATTCTCCTGAATGAAACCAAAGAAACCGCGGACAACATCAAGTAAGGGCAACATACCGCTAGTCACATCAGCCAAAACAGGAATCAAAACCGAGCCTAAATCGGCCTGTAAGTCGGTGACGTTGGCGCTAAGGATACGTTGCGAGTTAGCTAAACCGTCGGACGTGTTGGCAAAGTCGCCGGCGGTGTTAGCCGTTGACTCCATAAGCAACCCGTAACGAGCTTGCGTTTTGATATCCTCGGTCATTTGCTCGCCGACACCGATAAGGCCAGCCCGCAAAGCGTAAGCTTTAACCTCGGAGTCAAGCAGGTTAATACCAAACCGTTTTATAGGCTCAGCCTCACCCGAAAGACCAGACTGGAAAACCTGCAACGCCTCGGACACCTCAATATTAAACACCGAGGCAAAGTCGGCCGCCCGTGTTGTAACATCATCTACAAAGCCCGAAACGTTACCACCCTCGCCGACAACCCTGCCAGCAAAAGCCGAAAACCTAACAGCGGAGGCGTTAAAGTCTGACTGTGTTACACCAAGCCGAGTGGCGGCGTCCTCGCCCAAAGCCACCACGCCATTGGAGGCTTTACCATAAGCAACAGAAACCGCGTTTAGAGACTCCTCGACGTCACTCGCTGCACCTACCGAGCTTTTTACAAAACTTCCTATAGCGGCAATACCGAGACCGGCGGCGATAGGTGCCGCGAAACCTTTAATAGCCCCGGCGAACTTACCTTTAAAACCGGTACCGGCGCTTTTACCAGCGTCGGCCCCGATACCCCCAACACCGCCAAGCTCTTTAGCGATACCTTGCTGGAACCCCTTAGCAACCGGTATTAAGGTTACATAAGCGTAGGCTTGCTCTGCCATTTATAGGCTCCCTCTCGCGCGCGTTTAAGAATTTCTCGAGCGTCCACCCTAACCGTGCCTTTACCGCCAGCCTGGTTAGTATTAGACCAGGGGCGAGGGTACGGTTTAGGTTTTCTTTTACTATTTACTTGCGCGTGTAGATCGTATTGCGCCACCATAGCGGCCCACTCGTACGAGACGGGATGGTGCCAACCGTTTACGCTCACTTGCAACCAAGAGGTTGGGTCACGCAACAAGACGGCAACTAAATACACAACCTCAACCCAGGGAATACTCTCCCCGAGGTCGGCAAGGCCCAAACTAAAACGTGATCTAAAGTCGTAAATAAAAGCGGCAGTGTGGTCGTCGATTAGCTCGACGACCTTAATTATTCCCCCAGTGCTACGCCACCCGTCCAAGCTTTCATATGCTTAGAAAACTCGGACAACGGCAACGTGTCTAAAATCTGTAATTGTTTATCGTCAAGTACGCCCTCGAGGATGAACCAAGTCTGCTCGGACTCGGTTTCGTGGCGGGCCTTACGCAAAACACCCGTAGGCATATCGTTAAAGTTAGGCAGCTCAACAGTCTTACCCTTGTGTTCAATTTTGTAACCCATAGCGGCGATACCTTTCGATAGTTTGTTTACGGCAAAGTGGGGGGCGTAATTGGGGGCAATAACGCCCCCCACTAGTTAAAACCCTCTAGGCCGCCGCAAGAAACCTAGAGGGCAATACGTTAAGCCTCGAGGTCAGAAAAGAACTTTTCTACAACCGTCGAGCTTGCGTCAGCGTAAGCGGTAACGGTCACCTGGTAACCGATAGCTTCACCCGAAGCAAGCGTACGCTCGCCAACTGAGGTAATCTCACCCGAGGGCACATAAGTACGCTCGATAGAGGCACCGTCGATAACGTCAATAACGAAAGCCTGGCGTCCACCAGTCTTACGAGGGTCAATAGAGAACTTGCCGCTGGTCTGAGTGACACCGTAGTAAAGCTCCAAAACGGCCTCGTTGGTTTCGATAAAAGTCATTTCGATAGAGTAAGTACCCTCGGAAACAACTTCACGTACCAGCGATCCATCTTGCCACGAGCGAATCTGGTTAGTGGACTTGTCAATGGTCTCGGCAATTCCGTCAGCTGACACATACCCGAGGTCGACAAACGCCGCGTCTAGTGTTCCATCCGAATCGGTCGGTGCCGTAGTGCCTGTAGGGGCAACATACACGGCCCCCGTAGTAGCAACTCTCACGTTGTCAGAGTCTAAAGCCATAATAGCTATCCTTTCGTTAGAGGTTTGTACCTCTATGATCTACAGCAAAACGCATAAATCTACGCTCTGCCCTGAGGTCGGTTACATCTTGTATTGAGCTCTCGGGTACGACGTCCACTATTGGGGTACCGTTTGGCAAGTCGTCAAAGACGGCCATAACCGTACGGGCCAAAGTTTCGGCGTTACCGAAAGACGTTTCGTACACGTTTACACCGATAGAGTCAGTCATAATTGTTTTAGACCGACGTGTACCACCATCACGGCGTAAAATTACTTGCGAGCCCGAGTCGTTAGCGAGCACACCCACACGGGTAGACGTAAAACCTAGCGTCGTCAACTCGGCGGTAATACGGGTAACGAGGTGGCTCATAATGTCGCTAAAAATGACCGCGTTAGCCATTACTTGCCCTTCCTCGGTTTAGGCTTGTTAGTTTTCACCTTGTAGCCGCGGTCACCGCCAGATAAATCTAAAGCCCTCGACAAGTTGCCGGTGTTAGCCTCGTCAAAATCTGAGCCGTTGATAACCTTAGCCCTAGCCCTACGTCCAGACCGGACAACTATCAACAAGCTCCCAGGTACGGCACCCTGTACCCTAGTCATACGTTGGCGCAACTCGTCGGCGACCTCTTGAGACCGCAACAACTCGCCCATACCCTTAAAATTTAGTTTTACTTCACCACCGCCGCCAGGTATTTTACTAGCCACGATCTACCTCGCGTTGTAAATTGACAACCGTGCCGGGCGACCACGAGCCCAACCCGTCGCGCCAATCAAACGCCTCACCGTCGAGCTCGTACGTCTTCGTCCGAATAATAAACTTATCGTCGTCTTGCACGTCATAACCTGTAGGCAGGTAGACGGTTAACCCATCAGTTACCACAATCTGGTCGGCGTCAAAATTGGTACCGGACACCCGAGCAGAAACAATAGCCCCTACTTCAGACGAGGCCGTAGTGTAAACGGGTTGACCGTAACTATCAGTACCGCTCGAACTTCGTCGGACTCGGGTAATTAACTCCATAGTTTCCGTTTCCAATCGTCGAAGCCGACCTAAAAGTTTTATCTCGGTAGTAATTAGCTACCTCTACGTCGCTAGGGCTCATCAACACTTGGCGGCCAACAGCCCAGTTAGCGTACGACTGAGAAAACGGCCCTACGCTTTGTTGCTGTATACCAGCGGCAGCGTCGTCAGGGATAAGCACCGTGCGCACCACCATACCGGCGATAACAGCCACAACGTCGTCGGGTATAGTTGCCGAGCCGTGATCATAAGTGACCCGTACCGGGGTGTAAGAGCCCAAGTCGTATAAAGACTGGAACCCGTCGTACGTGTAATCTAGCTCTACACCGTCAAGGTCGGTAACGCTATCTATCTCTATAACAGGGCGTTGTACGAGACGCACAACCCCGTCACGAGGGAACAAACGCACAACAGACGAGCTAACCTCAAACTTTTGTATAGCACGTTGTACAAACATAGACGAGGCGTCTTCAAGCCAAGCCGCCGCCTGAGTGTCCTCGGTGGCCGTCAGCTCGCGCCCTAAACGTGCCTCAATATCGGCAATAGTAGCAAGTGCCATTGGTAGCCCTCCAGATAAAAACTTGCGCGGCTGGGTGGGGGAGACCGGACTAGCCGACCTCCCCCAAACGAGTCAGTTACTAGGCAGGAACCGAAACGTACTTAACAACACCGGCAGCCTGGGTAACCTTTGCACCGTAGACGTTCAAACCGCGAACGATGTCGGCGAACTTGGTGGGGTTACGCAAAGACTCAAGCGAGTTAATCTGGTTAACAAACGCAACCGTAGAAGCGTGGTAACCAATAGCGACGGGCGCGGTTGCCTCGGCAAACAGTGGGGTCTCGAGGACTCCCATACCGTAAAGTCGGGCAATCTGGCCGTTACGAAGCTCGTCGGCAGAGCCAGCGCTAGACACGTCAGACAGGCCAGAAATCAGCAAGTCAGCCATAGCTGGGTTAACAGCTACGAAACGGTCAGACGCGGGCACTTTGCCAGCGGTCATTGTGGTACGGATTTTGAGCAGTGCTGCCTTTGCAAGGGCGAAGGTTGTCACGTCAACGTCATCGGCGTTACCGTCGGTTGCGCCAGTGAGCATTTGAGCCAAGATGTACTCTTCAGCGTCCTCAGCAAGCGCGCGGCCGGCAGAGTCAACCCAGGGGCCGAACTCGCTAGAAGCCTGCACTTTGTCCACGTCGTCGACGTTTACAGAAAATGCTTTCTCCTGGTCGATAGCGAGCAAAACCTCGGTGTCGGCCAAGTCGGCGGCAGTAATGCTACGGCCAGCGCCAGCGTAGTCCACAATCGTGGGGGTTGTTGCGTTGATAATGTGCACCTGGTTACCGCGAGTAATCTCACCGGTAAACTGGGTGTTAAGGGTGGGGATAACCACCTGGTTGGAAATAAACGACTGGGTTACCCCTGCCGCCCAAATCTCGGGAATAAATTGGTCAATAGCCATTATTAGCTACCTTTCTTTTTAGGGTTTTCCCATCAAAGAATCTAGGCGACCGTCATTACGGGCCGCCAATATCTCGGACGGTTTCATACTTTGTAATTCTTCACGCGATCTAATTTGCGCGAGAGAACTGTTACTACCTCGTGCGCCCTGCCCTAAATCGGGTTTGGGTGCCTCGGTGTTGGTACTGTGAGCTTCTACCCACGTCGCAATAGCGTCACTATCGACGTCGCCGTTATCTTGGATAAAAGCGGCTCGGTCAAACTGTAAAATCGAGTCACCGTTAAGGCTTTTGCCCTTTAGTGACGTTTTTAGTTCGGCCTCTACAAGTTTCTCGGCGTACTCCATACTCACCGACCGGCGTGTGTCCTCTTTAGTTTGCTCGATTAGACGCTCGTGCTCTGTGAGTTGAGCTTTACGCAAGTCTTCCAATTCCTTAGCGGCCTCAGAATGGCTTTTACGTAAATCCTTCAACTCTTTAAGCTCGGCTCGTTGCTTAGCTAAAGTTTTGACTAGCGGGTGGTCTTGTGGGTACTCGTCAAGGTCTACAGTCTCGGCCGTTTCAGCCGTGCCAGTATTGTCCCCAACGGTTTCGATATTTTCGTTTTCGTCTTGCGACATAGGGTTTACCTTTCCATCTCGGAATAGATAAGGCTCATCTCGAGCCTGAACCGACCAGGGTGGCCGGAAAACTATATAGCGGTATCTAGTACCGCCGGGATATCTGACGGGCCAGTAAACTTTTGGTCTCGCCACGTCAGCGTAGGCCCGTACTCGCCGTGGTCGCGCACCGCAATAATTTCGGTAAGGTCTGCCAGACGGGTCTCGCCGTCTTCATAATCGACAAACTTGCCGATACCGGCAGCCCTCGCGCCACGATCGTCGACACCTAGTTGCTGTATTAGAGCCTCGTGAATACTCTCTAAACCTGTAGGGTCGATAACCTGTCCAGGGTCAAAGTCACCGTAAATAGGTTGCTCTCCACAATCGCAACCAGGGTGTATAGGTTTTAAGTCGTTGACCCGGTAACGTTGCGTCGAAGCAATCGCACACAGCGCACAGTTTTCGCTACCGGTCAAAACGCGACGGTAACCAACAATATTAGAGTTACCCAGACGTTGCCGACGGCCAGCCTCACGACTCGCCAACTGTATATCGGTCTCTGCAATACTCGAAGCACGCGCCGCGCCTTGTTCCACAGCGGTACGCAACAACTGGTTACTAGACAACGCCGTATAAGTCTCAACAAAAGGGCGACGGTACACCTCAGCCGTTACAGCACCATTACGTAACGTCTCGTCTGTAAGGTCTCGAGGTCTCACCGCAACCGGGGTAAAGCTCTCCCCGTTAGCTTTAGCAACCTCTTGGTAATAAACCGCTTGCAGTTGTGCCGCTTGCGACTTGATACCGTCAATCTGTGGGCCAACAAGG